TCTGCGGATGGTTTTTGAAGGCATCCAGTCAACAACATGAGGATAAAGAGTCAACGGAATACCTACCCTTTGAGCATCAAGTTCTGTCAATCGGACAGTCGCAACATTCGAACCTACAATGCTACTTTCCAGCATATCAACGAGAGTTTTGTTGATAACAAATTCCGGGCTGCTATGATTTCCTTTTTTCCCGAAATAATCCCTCATAGACTTGCGCTTTCCATTATCATCATCCTTATCAGTCAGAAGTCCAGGAACCTCTTTTGCTGCGTCCATAACGGAAGCAATAAGAGCATCCTTGAAGCTCATCGGCTTGTCAGCTTCGTTTTTCTTTGCAACCTCGCCCATTGCTTTAATAGCAGCGGCGTTGGCTGTAGTGGCTTCGATAAGCTTATCCACACTCTCTTTAAGTGCTTTAGCTGCTGCATCTCTCTCTTCCTTTGTCTCGGCACTATCAAGTGCTTCAGTGATCTTTGTATTAATCGCTTCAATGCGAGTGTCAAGATCTTTTGCGGTCACATTATCTTTCTGTGAGTCGTCGATAAGTCCCTTTATTTCTTCTAAAAGGAGTTCCTTATCTGTTTTTTCTTCTTTTGCCATTGTCTTAATTTTTTAAATTCGTTAATAAAAATTTGTAATCGATTTGTTTCGAAGTGGATAAATCCGGCTTCAAAATATTATGAGTGCCATTCGACGGCTCACTTTTCATTTTTTGTGTGACTGGTGTTTTGCATTCGGGACATTCAACATATCCCATCCCTGATTCAGAGACAGACAGATAATCAAATTCATATTTGCAAGCTTCGCAAACAACCATATATTTGCCTGTTCCATTATCCAGTGTTGGGGTCGCTGTATTGCTGCCAATAGGCACAGCTGACCCTTCAATACATTTAGCTTCCTGTACATACCAGAAATAGCCTCTTTCGTCTGCCATTTCAGGATTTGCTATCTGCGGATAATATTTATTCCATGCCTCAAATTCATTCGGCTCATCATCATCATTGATAGCTATATCAAACTTGACATAATACATCCCGACTGAATGATTTCTTACCCATCCTTTAGCATATTGAGTAAGCATAAAAACATTGCGTTCTTTGAGTATTTCGGATTCAAAAATCAGTGCTTCAGTTTCTCCCTTGTAGGAATATCCAAGCTGCGACCACTTGAAACGCTTTGTATAAGCTTTCAGGTTATCACCATCAGAAATAATCTTATCAAACTCCATGTCATGTTCCTGCAGGTGCATGATCATTTTATTGTTCAGGATGCTCTTATTCCATAATCCGGGCAGGTGAACGTCCATGTGCGAATCCAAAAAATTGGTCGTATTGATAACTACCACAACCTTCAATGAATCCAGATTAACAGGATCAATAATGTCGCCTTCAGCTTTATTGGCTGCCAGTTTGGGATCAAAAACAAGGATAGGTTTAACAATTACGGCACAATCAACCTCTTTCTTAACCGCCTTTTTTTGTGCAATCAGCTTGTCCCGATTCTCAACTAAGAACTTAAATAGTTCCTTTTTGGTCGCAAATTCCATATTGCCATAATGTTCCATTGCCTTTTATATTAAAAACATTAAAATTATACTCAATATAAAAAGGATCGGTATTATAATATTTATACCTCCAATACCTTCCTTAATGTAATCTGGTTCAAAACTTGGTCTTTTGTATTCCATTGCCTTACTTTTTTATAAGTTTATGATCATCAACCTGTTTCTGCTTTAAAGCCCGGAGCTTCTTAATCTCCTCTTTGCTTAGTTTTTTCTTTTTGCTCATGGAGTTATTTTTTCAAATTTTCCTGCTATAACTTTATCACCTTCCATTGACATCGTACATGAATAAACCGGTATTGCATCACCCTTTTTTATGTCATCAAATTCATCACATAGACCGGTATATACATAGTCCCGATAATGAGGTCTTATCTCAATATAAATCGGGACAAACTTTGCAAATACAGGAAGCAACGACATCGGGTCTTCCCGAATCAAGATGTCTGATATTTTTAGTTTTCCTAGTTTCATTCTTCTACGTTTTGAGTTTGTTCAACTGGTTTATTTGCTGCATCCCTTTCGTACTTGTAAACATCACCACCGGCAACCGGTTCCATATCAATAAATTCAAGATATTGGTTCCATGTTATGAGGTTTTTATCATAGGCTGAATCCGCTGTCCTTCCATTCATGGCCATTGACATAGCTTTCTCTTTTCGTGCCTCCTGTAATGCTTCGATATGTGAGAAGTCGGTCTTTAACTCAAAGCCATACTTACGCATGTTAAGCCGTTCGGTATAATACTGATCATCATTATCAACTCTCGGTATGACAGTATTCTGATAGAGCCTTCTGACCGCCTGTATCTGGTTCTCGAATGTTGCACCGGCTATATAGGTCTTATAAAGCTCAGGAGGGACACCAAGGCCGTTGGATATGATCATGGCATTGTTAGAGAACTCCTCGTAAATACCAAGCTCTTTGGAGTTCATGATCGTCTTGATATAATCAATTTTGTTATAGCTTATCAGGTATTGTTTCTGGTCCCTTTTAATGCCGTATTCTGTTTTGAAAGTTTTATCAATCTCGTCCTTTGCCTCTTTTCGAAGTGGTATCTGAGTACCGGCAGCATCTTTGTTATCTGCCGAAATAATACCCTGCATGCCACGAGTAGAAAGTATCACATTCATGGCTTCAAAGGCAAGCTGGGTGTTTGTGATAGGCCACTTTAAAACACCAAGGCGTGATGATCCTATTATCGCATTACCGACACCGGACACGTTTATATCATTGAAATGGATAACTCTCGAGGGGGGAAACTTTCTTGGAGGCGTTCTGTCTGTTAGGGCATATTCCTCAATTATACCCTTAATGTCGATCTGATCATAAAGCTTTCCGGTCTGCCTTGGCTCGACATATTCAGACGGAAGGTTATACATTGTCTGTACGGTCAGGATATCAGTCTCGAATATTTCAGAAGGGTTGTTCAGATAGACATAATTATTGCCAAAAGTGCAAAACATATAATCCCTTTCATATTCATATTCCATCATTGACTGCAAGGGATTAGGCCGTTCGACAAATAGTTTTCTTGCATTCTTAACCCCTGTTTTGCCGGAATTCCAGGGTATCTCTTTGCCATTTAGATCAACCAGGTATTTCTTGCCGTTAGCTGCTGCACTGGCTCTTATGTCAATACAACCATATAAGACGGGATTCTCTGCTACTGACTGCCTGTATTGGTGCGTATTAGCCAGAGACAGCCACGCCGGCTTATCGACGAGCCATTGATAGTTATGTGAGTTGATGGAACTGCGACCGATTCCGGCACGCCTGGCAAAGAATTGAGACAAAGAGAAAAATATCTGCTCAAGCATTGTTAATAATTTGTTACCAAAAGTACGTTATTGTTCTTTTTTATTCGGTGTGGGTTGCATAACTTTGTTCAGATATGAACAGTATCTTATTAGCGATAAATAAAAACAGATAAAAATGAAAGCAGTATTATGTTTTGAACAGGAGCCAATAACGGGCTACTCAAAAGAAGATGAAATGAGAAAAGTAAATGATTCTATTAGAAGCAAGCTTCGTGATAAAGTCGTTGAAATTCCATGTTTGCCAACTAAAGGTATGTTTATTGACCTATCCTCTTTTGCTAAATTATTTGAGTTTACAGAGGAAGAATTAGAGTGGATTAATGACAGCAATATCTATCATGTTATTAGGGATATTGATATAACTCCTGATTATATTGTGATTAATCTTGAGTAGCTATGATCTACACCGCCTCGCAGTATGCTAAAGAATTCCTGCAGGGGAAAAAGAAAGTCTCTGCCATGACAATCAAAAGACGATGCAGTAAAGGGATGCTGCCGACTAATCATATAGCTACCAGGCTACCAGGGAAAAAGGGACAATGGATAATAGAAGTTTTAGAGAAGACAGAAAATAAATAATAATTTACTATGAAAAAACTAATCAATTTCCTTTGTAAATACTTAGATAAGCCTAAGTATAGGGGGCTTTTACTGTTACCATTTACTATTGTGGTAATCTTATCTTTTGGGATTATGTGGTATAGATATACATATCTAAATATCACTTCAACCGAAATATATTTATGGCTATTTATCATCGCTGGATTTCTATTAGTATTTTCAACAATACTAATATATTGTATTGATAAACATAATGATAACATCAAATACTCTTAATTTTTAACTTAATAACCAATAATATGAATGAGATCGCAAAACAAGCTACGGCAGACAAGTTTCTTTTGGCATTGAAGAAAGAACACCTATCAAAGAAAGAGGCAGGGGACTGTATCGGGATAATGCCCGCACAAGTATCCTACCTATTTAATAAGCACTACTGGAGCGGGTTTGGAGCCAGCTCGTGGGACAAAGTAATAAAATGGGTTAACTCAGGGCAAGGATTAAAGGAATATTCTGAGAAGCATGGCAGGGTATTACCGGAAAAGAAACATATTGAATTACCTCCGAAAATAATAAGCGTTAAACCTGATAAAGATAAAGAATGGGAAGAATGGTTAAATACTCCTGAAGGAAAAGCTAAAATGGATAATGCAATAATATTATCAAAACATCCATTCTTTACAGGGAAACCCGAGCCAAAGATAGAAGCTGATCCGCTTACCACCCCCAGCTTCATGGAATCCTTCATTGAGGCATTGAAACAGATACCCTCAAATGTCACAATCCAGATCAGTATAAATGAGAATAAATAATCATCATTAATTAATATTTAAGAACATGAAAAAGCCATTTACAAAGGAGGAGCAAGAGGTTATGGATTCTCTAATTGAGGCGCATAATAAATTTATTAAACTTAAAAGGTATCA